TCACTCCGGATCGGCCGGCGTGCGGCCCGGCCAGTTAATCAGCGCTTTGACCAGCACCACCGACAGCACGGCCGGCACGAAGATCAGCAGAAACTCAATCGTGTGCATCAGTTGTTCCTCCAGGGACGAGAACTGTATTCCGTGTCAGGCACAACGGTGAAGCCTGAACTGGCTGCCAGCGTTCCGGCGTTCGCTGTTCCTTCAGTCGAATGAATGCGGCCAGCATCCACGGCGGTCAGGTCGCTCCGCTCGCTGCCCGTCGTGGATTGCCGGCCTGAAACTGGACGAGCCTCAGGGTCAACGACCTTCGTGACCGCGCCGCGACCTGTCCAGGGCGTCACTCGTTCGCCATCCACATCGCACAACACATAACGATCCCGGTCGATCCACTTGCACGCGGCCATCGACACGATGCGCGTAGACACGCCATCGCTGAGAACGACGCTGGACGTCCGGCTGATCGTGCCCGAACCGGTCACGGAAGGCCCGCAGGGCTTCACAGACGACGAATCACCCTCGACCGGCATCGAGCAGCCAAGCCAGCCAGCAACGCGCCAGACGGCCGATACGGCCGGCGAATCCGACGCGCTACGGCCAGAGGTCGCCGCGACAACGCGCTCAGTCATCGACGCTTGAGGTTGCGCAAGCTGAGGCATCCCGGGAGGCGGCGGATTCACCAGCTCAGCGCCCTGCTCTGCCTTGTCGCCCAGGATCGGCGCGAAGTAATGCCGGATGCCCATGACGCCGCCAGTGAACAGCAACGGAATAGCTGCCGCCATGATCCAGAGAATCGGTGATCGCCAGATATTGCCCCGGTTATCGGCCTTGGATTCGTCGCCAACGTCGCCGGTCTCGCTCTGCGTTGCCGAACGGTAATACCGATAGACACTGGCCTTGTACGTACCGAACACCTGCCGCTGCATGGTCGATTTCGGCGGCCTGTCGCCGGTAGCGGCACCGCTGTAAATGTCCACGCGGTACGCCTTTTTGGTCTTCCTCACGATTCGATACGTCTGCTCAATGAGTGCCCGCGCAAACGAGGCAATCTGGCTCAGGTCCTGAGTGATCAGCACGATCCGCATGGACTTGCCGTCCTTGCTGACCCGGTGACGGTGCTCGGCTAAGAGCGCCTTATCACTCTCGGACACGTTGGTCGCCTTGAGGCCGGCCGGCCAACGCCGCCAGAGTTCGTCGAGGATCAGCACACAACCGGGTGGGGCTAGATCGCCAATGTCCGGCCGCGTATGCCAATCATCTGGCAGTTGGGTGATCTTGCCGCCGAAGTCTTCAAGCAGCATATCCGCCTCAAGCGGAATATTCGTGACGACGTGGCGCTCTTGTTTCAATGACGGAATAACAACGTGCTGAACAACACCATACGACTTGCCGTGTCCAGGCTTTCCCACATAGCCATCAATAGGCATAGCATCACCCAATCAGCGGAATGCGACGAAGAATGAAGCGCAGCACCAGGGCGGCGAGAACAATCTTCACGCCAAACCCAAGTTCAAACGCACTGGCGAAATACATCACCGTCGAAGGAATGCCAGCAAAAGCGCCCGCAGCATCCTGCATAAAAGACGGAACCGGAATGGCATTAATAAAGCTCGCAATGCCATCCATAACAGCCGAGTAAATCTTTTTCGGAATCCACTCGGCCCATTTAACAAACCAATCAAGAATGTCGTTAAGCCAACCTTTCAGCCAATCGAGCATAATTATTCACCTCACGCCATCAGGAAGATGAAGACGGCAACAAAGCACCACACGGCCTTCATCACCAAATGCAGAACATCAGCAACACCTGCCCATAGCTGGGCGATGATTCCGAAGTCCAGCGAGACGCCGCCAAGGAACGCAATAGAACCGGTATTAAAGTTCGGCGGCGCACCGTTATCAGGAACAGCAATGGCGTTTACAGATGTTGCGACGGGACTGGCTTTAACCTTGTCGTAGAACTTTTGAGTAGTCGTCTGATAACTATCAACGTCATCGAGCCCAGGCAAAGAAGGACTGCCGCCCTCCCCGTCGCAATCGCCACTTATGCAGTCGCCGAATCCGTCGCCATTCCCATCGGGATTAGTGTTCTTGTCAGGACAGTTGGCGCCTGTGCAGCTGCCAGTGGCACTGGTCGTATTGCCATTGGCATCCGTCTTGACGGTCTGATTCACAGTCGTCGTGGACGACGTACAGGTCAGGATGCCCGTGCACTTGGTGCTAGTCGCCGTGTCGGTCTTCGTAGTCTCTTTAGTCCCGTCAGCGTTGGTCTTTGTCTCGACCTTGGTAGCGATATCAACACCATTCTTCGTCGGCTGCTTATCGACACAAATCTTCTCGCCAGTGGCAGAAACAGTCCCACAGACCTGCCCTTCCTGCTCGGTGCTCTTCGACGACGTACAGCTCTGAGTGCCATCAGCATTAGTCGTATAGTTGCAAGGCTTATCCTCAGTAACAACTTGAGGCTCCGGACGATCAGCGGTATCGCTCTGATCAACGCCGGGAGTGCCAGAAGCGCATGCTTGACCGCTAAAATAAGCAGTTCCACGACAGAGGTAAGGCCCCGAAGTCTTGGTCTTGCACTTCTGGTCAGTAGTAGAGGCAAGGCAACCATCAAAACAACCCTCAGTGGCTTGAACAGCATAGCCACCCACGACTTTCATATATCCATCCGGAGCAGTGCCGGATTTACTAAAGGGCATTGGAGGCTTGTTAGCGCAAGGATTATCAGACTTGCACTCACCCGTCGCAGGATCATACGTGGTTTCAGCCGGGCATGAATCGCCAGCCCTTGCCACCGTCGCGAAGTTAAGAATGGCTCCGGAAGTATGCCGTCCCCAGCAAAGCGCCAAAGTGGAATTATTCTTCATTTCGATATAAACGCCAGTATGAATACCTTTGTTGGCTTCGCAATACTCCAAAGGCGTGGGGAAACCGTTCCAGTTGTAATTGGAGGCAAAAGAATGCAGCGGAAAAGTCAGGAGAAGAAACAAAAGAAGGCGCTTCATATTAAAGCCCCCAGAAGAAACAGAGGGCCGACATGCCGCCGAAAAAGAACATCGTGAAATAGTAGATATCAGCCATGACGCGCCCTCCTGGACAAAAAAAAGGGGCAGCCGAAGCCGCCCCGGTACAGCGGCCCTGCTTAGGCGCTCTTGAGCATGCCCAGCAACATCTTGGCGCCCTTCACAGCGACGTAGACGCCCGCAGCCAATGCGGCCACGGCGAGAACGCCGGTGATGACGGTCGACCAGTCAACGCCCGAGGTGATGGGCGAGAAGTCGACACCAGCAGCCATGGCGGAACTGCCAGCGGCAGCAGCCAGCAGGGAACCCAGAGCAACAACACCATTTTTGTTCAGTTTCATAGACTTACCCTTTGATCATATGTAGGAGTGCCCGAGCTCCGAGGATCACGGCAAGCGGAACGCCGATCACTACAAAGCCGACCCCGAACGCCTGGGCGAGAGCCGCAGGGTCGAGCGTGGAGGGGTCGAAAGGGGTTGGCACCTGAACGAGCATCCAAGTGCCGTTGCAGATCGGAGAGCCGCCAGAAACAGCCAGCTCGCCATCACAAACGAGCGCGCCAGTCACCCGACAGCCCTGTCAGAATCAGTACCAAAACGCTCGCCCTGGACGTGCACCAGGTCGGAAATCTGGTACCGAACCGGAACCGGCTCAGAGCTGGCCCAGCAGTCATCGCAGACGCGGAAATCCGGGGGCGGCAGCAGATCGCGAGCAATGGCCGGCTGATTCCACAGCTGGCCCATGTGCTGGCCGCAGAGGTCGCAGAAGCAATGCCCGTGATCGATCATGGCCGCCCTCCCCTTAGCTGGCTGCGCGAACAGGCTTGACCAGCGGGACCAGCCGCAGACGCATCTGTAGATCTTCGAAGCGGCCGACGAAGAAGCTATCCGGCCCAACGGTGTAGAGACCAGGGGCGTACGGAGCGGCGTTGTCGTCGAGGGTGACTTTGATGTTCTGCGGGTACTTCTGGCCCGGCAGGGTCACGTAGGCTTTCTGTTCACGGATCTGATAAGGCTTACCGGTGCGCGCGGAATTGCCCGACTTGATCGCCACTTCGTTGCTTTCGATCTCGACTTGAATATCCATCTCTCTTCCTCAGTGATTGCCCGGCTGGGCGTTAGAAACCGAACACGTCGCCCAGCCAGGGGGTGCCGTGCTCGTTCGATTCAAGGAACCACTGCCGCTCGGGCTTAAACGGTTCAGCGGCGGTGCGTTTGTGCTCTGCCATGGCCTTGTCGATGGACTCGGTCAGCTGAGCGAGTCCGCCGCTCATGGAGAGCCGAAGACGGGCTTGTTGGTCGGCACGAAGGCGCTGAGTAGCGCTAAGCTGGACGCCCTGGAAACTGACGGTCTGCATCACGCCCACCCCTGAATTTCGAGATCGTTGACGGTGACCATTCCGTACTGCTGGACGTTCTCCCAGAGAGCATCGAGACGCTCGCGCTGAGAGACCGAAATGCCGCAATGGGCAGACAGCGCGCAGAGATAGCCCCACGCCATGCCAGCAGCGAAAGTCAGTTCGTTACGAGAGCGAGCGTTGCGGATGCGCCACAGAACGCGCTCGATGTAGTAGTAATCGGTCGAGAGCATCAGGCAGCCTCCACGCCGGATTCAGTCATGCAGTCGTCGCAAAGGACGTGCGTGAATTCGTCGAAGTCCAGGGCGAGAGCGTTGAAGCGACATTCGGCACCGCAGCAGTCGCAGTACCAAACATCGGTGCGGAGCTTCAGACCATCGCCCGGCTTACCGAGGGAGACGTAAATCATCAGGCGACCTCCACGCGCGGGCAGTGTTCCCAAGCGTTCAGCTTGAGCACTGTGAGACGCTTGTAGGCTTCAAACTCGATCAAGTCGGCAGCCAGGTAAGCCGAGAGCAAACCGGACACGTAGCCGAAGTTGAATGAGCGCGATTCAGGCGTGTAACGCAGGTCCGTAAGGGCCCGCTGGACCTGGTTCAAATGAGTGCTGAGCATCAGGCGGCCTCCACGCTGACTTCAGGGGCCCACGAAGGCACCTGGGCGCTGAAGTCGATATCCAGGAGACGAAGGATCGGCACGACGTTGCGGGTACGGTCGTAATCCTTGAGGTTCTGCAGCATGGCCTTGGAAAGACCCACGGCCTCGAGGTCAGCGATGTGTCGATAAAACGTCGCTTTCGACATGGACGCCTGAGTCTCTTCCCAGCCGTAATCCTTGAGGCTGCGGAAAGTCCGGAACAGATTGCGAGCCTTTGCGTCGCTGGGCTTACCTGGAACGAAAATCGCCGGAATGATGGCGCCAGTGGCATGGTCGGCACGTGCCTTGGTCCACTTGCCCTTCCCTACCTTCGTGTAATTCTCGATCAGTGCAGCCAGCACCTTGTCGTCCTCAATCACTCTCATCGTCATACCCTCAAAGGCCGCAAACAGCTCAGCAGTCGCCTCTCTCCAACACTCCTGGATGAAACAGCGCTCCTGGTCGCGAAGCGCCTCCTGGTAATCACACAGCTCCCACAAATTCGTGGACAGATTTCGCCGCTCAAGCCAGCGATGCATAACGGTCGCTTCAAGCCGGAGCAGCAGATCGGCAAACTCCAGGAGTCGAGGGTCCTGGAGAACCCGCAGGGTGCGGGCAGCCGAAAGACTCGACATGGGCATGTGACGCTCACGCTTATGCAGCTTCCAGGCGCGCACATGAGCGTTGTCGAGGTCTTCACGGGGCTCCGGATCGACACGTGCGCCGCGAGAAGCTTTCAGTACCTCATCAAGCTGACGCCGGAATTCCGGGCCTTTCAGATACGCCTTGATCTTGCGCAGGCGCCCTTCTTTCGAACCCCAGTACGCAGTTGTCTCGTAATCGTCACCGCGGTTGCGGGTCTGGCCATTGCTGACACCGCGCATGAACTGCATCACCTGGAGCGCTGTCTGTTGGTTCGGCATGCGAGCCGAGAACGTGCAGTCCAGGGCATAAACCTGGATCGACAGCACGTCGAGTTTCGAGAACAGAACGGGGTACGTGCCGGCCAGCCACTTCAACATCACCTCTGCTCCCATGCGGATCGAGGTCGGGCCGAACACGTTGTGTCCCTGGAGCAATTTTGCAGGACTGGCTTTCAGTTCAACGCCTGGATCAAGGCGCTTGCCTAGACTCTGGTGGAACACTTTGAAGGCCATGGGTGTGTAGCTGGACGGCAACGATTCCCAGGCATGGGACAGACCTTCAACGTCGTACCCCTCCCCGCCTTCACGCTTGCTCACTCCACCAGACGACCGCATGCGAACACCCAACGACTCAAGATCGACCAGGAGAGTCGGGTTCTTATCAGACCCGGCGACCTGGACGAATTCCTTGCGGAATCGGATGAACATGTGGATTCGGTCGAGCATCCCAGCCTCAAACTAAGAATCTAAGAAATTAGTTTCAGGTGCGGAAATTAGATTCTTAGAATCTCAATGTCAAGGCTCTAAGAAAATCAGGCTACGATAGAGCCCGCCAAACACTTGACGGACAGGATTCATGCCCACCAAGCACATCGACGACGCTACATGGCGAAAGGTTGAGAAAGAGACGGTCAAGGCCGTAGTGCACCTACAGGCATCGGTGAAAGACACCGAGGTTCTCCGCTGGCTGATCCAGAAGGGACTCGAAGAAATGACCACCGAAGACCTGGAGCGCTTCTACAAAAAAAAGGACTGAGCCGACCACTCGACGACGGCGAAGGGCACGCCGAATCGAGAGGCAAAAGCTCCGGCAAGGCTGATCAAACTTTGATCGATAATTCTCACCATGAGACAAGAGTCCACCATTAGAGATGGTGGACCCGGCTGCGCCGGGAAGTGCACCAAACCCACCTGCGAGGTAACGGAATGATCGTATGGGCACTGATGATCGGAATCGCTGTAAGCGACCCAAATCCGGACATCGCAGCAGCCTTCGAACACGAAGCGGATTGCCGCCAAGCGGAAAGGGTTATCCGCGAAGCGGCCAGCAAAACGGCGCGACAAGACGACTGGCGGCTGCAAGTGAAATGCGAGAAACGCGACGCGCAGCCTGTCGAACCATGA